GAACTACGATACGAAAGCAAGACTGGTAACGATGATTTACGAATCCCTGCAAATATTGCAGGTTCAGCCGCAAATCCTAGTACTGGAGGACGACCCGCCTCCGCTAAGGAATAATATAAAGGGGTAATATGGTAGATAAAAATAAAGTTCTGTTTTTAAACAGTTCTTTTACTAAGAGTGAACCTCTACCAACTGCCGACGGAAAGATTGATAGCGTTACCATTGAAGGTTATGCTTCCACTAATGATGTTGACAGACACGGCGATATTGTTCCTGCGAGTGTGTGGGAAGCTGGTATTAAGAACTACTTGAAAAATCCTGTAATTCTTGCTTACCATCAACACGATGAGCCAGTGGGTAGAATGACAGAACACAGAGTTGACGAAAAAGGTTTGTACGTAAAAGCACGAATCTCCGCTGCCGCTGAAGATGTCTTCAATCTTGTAAAAGACGGCGTGCTAACCGCCTTTAGCATTGGTTTCCGCATCGTAGATGCAGAATATAATTCAGCCTTAGAGCTGTTTGTTGTAAAAGAACTGGAACTGCACGAAATCTCAGTAGTGTCTGTACCAGCTAATCAAAATACACTATTTAGTCTTTCTAAGGCGTTTGATACGGCCGAAGAATTTAAAAGTTTCAAAATGCAATTTGCAAACCCAAGCGACTCAGCTAAAGGGCTAGAAGCCTCCGGCAATGCAAATAGCGAAATTAACGAGGAATGGAATATGAATCCAGAAGAATTACAAAAAATGTTGGCCGCTGCTGCAAAAGATGCCGCTGAACAAGCCACTAAGTCTCTATTAGCTGCTCAAGAAAAAGCTGCTGCTGAAAAAGCTGCTGCTGAAAAAGATGCTGCTGATCTAGAAGCAAAAATCAAAGCTGCTGTTGCACTAGCAACACCAAGCACAACTGGTGCTGAAGCCCTATTGGCTGAAGTCGAGAAGCGTTTCGCTGCTCAAGCCGACGAAACTAAATCTGTTGTTGCAGGTTTAGAAGCAGCCTTAAAAGAAAAAGCTGCTGAACTAGAAGCAATTCAAAAGTCACGTATGCAATTCTCCGACGCTAAAGCCGGTGAAATGGCTTACGGCGACAAAGAAAAGGCTATTCTACTAGCTAAAATGACTGGTAAAGCACTAGAAGGTACTAAATTTGGCCGTGATATGGTTCAAAAGTACGGTGCTCACGTACCAAGCGCTACATGGGAACTAGAAGTTTCCACAAACATGGAAAACGAAGTACGTCGTCGTTTAGTTGTTGCCCCTACGCTACGTGGCATCAATATGCAAACTAACGTTATGACTATTCCTGTAAACCCAGAAGCAGGTGTTGCTACATGGATGGCTAACTCAGCCTTCGGTAGTACTGATTCTGCTGGTAACAATGCTACACACGCATTAAAAGAGATCACTCTAAATGCATACAAAGTAGCTACAAACGAATACGTTGCCTACGAAGAAGAAGAAGACGCTCTATTGGCAATTATGCCTGTTATCCGTGACGGTATGGTTCGCCGTGTTGCTCGCGCTGTTGACCGCGCTATGCTACGTGGTGCAGGTTCCGGTGCAGATCCAGTTAAAGGTCTAGCCGCATACGACGCAGTAAGCGCTGTTACCCTAGACATTTCTGATGCAGCTAAACTAACAGTTGCTAACCTACAAGCTCTACGTCGTGACCTAGGTGCCTGGGGTCTAACTCCAAGCGAACTAGTTTACTTAGTAAGCACAGAAGGTTACTACGATCTATTAGAAGACACAAACTTCCTAACTGTTGACAAAGTTGGCCAACAAGCCACTTTACTAACTGGCCAAATCGGTGCAGTTGGTAATACACCAGTTCTAGTAAGTGCTGAGTTTGATACTAAAGCAGCTGGTGCTGCTGGTGCTATCTGCTTCCACCCAGGTAACTTCTTGGTTGGTAACCAGCGTGGTCTACGTGTTGACACACAAGATCTAGTTGAGACACAACGCCGTGTTATGGTAGCTAGCCTACGTACCGGTATGACTCAAGTTACAACTAACTTAGGTGGCGCTGTTTCCACTCTACGTTACGTAGCTTAATAAACACTGACAGGGCTTTATGCCCTGTCTTTTAGTATGCTCTATAAACAAGAGCATACTAAAAGACAGACAGGAGATGTAATGGCTAATTTAATAACTAAAGCTCAATATAAAGCACATGCCGGAATATCTAGTGTTTCTCAGGATACCCAGATAGAGTCATTGATTACTAAAGTATCGGCGTTTATAAAAACTTATTGCAGACGCACTTTTATTGACTACTACGGCGACGCAAAAACCGAGAACTTCAACGGCGGAACAGATACATTCTATTTAAAAGAAAGCCCGATAGTAACAGTGCTTTCAGTTGACTATAGCAGTGACTATGGTCAAAACTACGTGATGCTTACTGACTATGTTGATTTTACTCCTGACTATGTAAACGACGCAGTAATTAGTCTAAAAACGGGTGGATTTCCTTACGCAATAAACGGATACAGAGTAACATACACAGCTGGATACGATACAGTACCTGCTGATGTAGCCTTGGCAACAATGGACTTAGTTACTTACTATATGAATAATAATGGTTCTATTCACAATACAAAACCTGTAGGGGCTAGTAATACCGAAATAGAGTACATTAGTAGTGCCAATCTACCAGGGCATATTAGACGTATCTTAGACGAGTACATTTTAGACGTTTCATAATGGCTTTCTATTCTCCAACGTGGGTACGTAGACTAGTAAAAGAAGATCACTCTAATATACAAAAGTATTTACTGGATAGTAATTCCAATACTTTTCGTAGTTACATAGATGCGAATACTCCTTTTGTACTATGGCTGGATATTGGTCTAATTCGTGAACGTATCCTATCAAAAACAGAGACCCTAGAATTCGTAAAAGAACTAGCCGAGGCAGTCAGCGCAGAACGCGACGTTAGCGAAATAGTGCTGGACTTGTTGGATAAAGCATACATAGACACCATAAACACATATGGTAGCAACCCAGCGTATAAAAAAGTAACCGACACAGAGTTGGAAGAATACTTAAACGCACTAACACTGTCTCCAGTAGGCGGTGTTAAATCAGCCATACAGTCTTTGTTTAAAAGAACTATGGTAGTAACAAACGTTACTAAAAAGAACAAATCGGTAATGTTGATATTACCAAAATTCACGACTCTAGAGTTCGGTAAGGTATTTAAGGCTAGCCTAGAAAAGGTTATTAAAAAGTCTAAAGCATTACAAGAAGCCAAACCACAGGCCGCACTAGGCGGAATGTTTGCACAACTAGGTGGTGCAGCTAGTGTTGAAGAGTCTGAAAAATCAAAAATGCTTGCGTTCGTATCCAGTAACTTTAGTAAGTTACAGAACGTTGGCCACGTTGAAGTAGACGTAGTATCTGATACAGACAAATTAGTAAAGCGTGCACAGAATAGTCCACGACTTTTACAAGCACTGGTTAGCTTGCCAGAAAACGACACTAAGGCGTTTCAAAGATTACAAGTACGGTTCTCCAAAGAAACCGGCCAAGCTTCTACCCGCGTAAAGATACGTAAAAGATTCTCAGGTTCCAAGATGGTATTTGAGCTGCTGGTAGAACATGGACTAGCAGTAGGTATTCCAGAAACGCAAAAAGAAAACCTTGACAAAGCCAAATTAGAAAAGGCTTTTAAAATAGGTTCAGGCCTAACAGCCACACTCAGAAAAGATATTTCTGTGCTGGCAGACCTGGAAACTTCCAAGAGTTTAAAACAGTATGTAAAAGACGCTTACTTAGAAGGTATTGTAACCGGCAAAGTTAGTGCATATAGTTCAGACTCAACAATAAATGAAACCAGCAAAGTCACTAGAACAAAAGCCTCGGTAAATACTAAAAGGTCAAATTCTGGTACAGCACTACCCAAAATCGCAAGTACCAGAGCTAAAAAAGGCTTGAACTTAGCGACACTAAAAGCCATACTTGATACCTACTTGGTAGCAAGAGTAAAAGCAAACATGGGTGACGGTTCCAGAAAAGATGTACTAAACCTACAATCAGGAAGATTTGCAGAATCAGTAAAAGTAGAAAGACTATCTGCTAGCAGAGCAGGTATGATTAGTGTGTATTACGACTATATGAAAAATCCGTATGCTACGTTTTCTACCGGCGGAAAGCAGCAGATTCCTAAGTCACGCGACCCTAAATTGCTAATAGGTACGTCAATTCGTGAACTATTGGCAGAAAAAGTCAAAAATAGATTAAGGGCTATAGTAGTATGAGCAAAAGAACATCAATAGTAAAAGCTATAGTAGATAAGATTAACACAGAGTTTGTTTACCCAGGTAATTACAATACTGAAATATTTGGCAATGCATATGCTAAGCTAAAATTCTGGGACGAGGTTCGTGACTTTCCTTCTATATACATAACGCCAGGATCTGAAGAACGCGAGTACTTGCCTGGTGGTTTTAAATGGGGTCACCTTGGAGTTGCCATTAAGGTTTACTGCAAAGGCGAGGAATCCCAAGATCAACTGGAAAAAGTTCTAGAAGATCTGGAAAAATTAATAGACGACAACCGAGTAATAGTTTATGATTCGGTTAACAACTATGAAACAACTGAAATTTTGATTCAGTCGATCACTACGGATGAGGGGTTGTTATACCCTTACGCTATAGGTGAAATTAACTTACATGTGCGCTACGCGATAATGTAAGGGTTAGCACAATAAGTTACTTACGCAGATAAATATCTAGCAACAGTTAGCTTGTGCGAATAAAAGTATAAAGGAAAATGTTATGGCATTTAATTTAGTTCGTAATAGTAGAGTATTCTTTACTACTAACGTTGACGCAACAACCGGAAACGTTTTAGGTACAGGCTTCACTACTGGAAACACACAAGAGATTCAAGTTCTAGACGGATTTACATTCTCACAAAACACAAACGCAGAAACAGTTACACTAAGTGAAGCTGGCGATACACCTGTTCGTGGACAGCGTGCTTTCAACACCAGCTTGGCTCCTGTTGACTTCTCTATGAGCACATACCTACGCCCATCACTAGACAGTTCTACTGTTAAGTGTGAAGAAAGCGTACTATGGAACGCACTATTGGGTACAGCAGCAATTGACAGCAAGTATACTGTTGGCGGCGTAACTGGTGCTACTTATGTTAGCGGTACAGGCGTTGTAACAATCGCAGGTACATTAACTGGTACTAGCGGTATTGCAGTTGGTAACAAGTTAACTATTGCCGGTCTAACTGGTACTGGTGCTGTTAAAGCCAACACAAGCGGTACAGTAACTGCAATCAGCGGTTCTGCAATCAGCATCAAGTTAGACTCTGCTCCAAGCACATCTCTAACACTAACTGCTCCAAGCACAATCTACTTGTACCGTGGTGCATGGGTTCCACACAACAATTACTCTATGGCTTCTAGCGGAACCAGCGATAAGAACCAACTACAACAGTTTGGTATGATTTTCGTTGTTGACTCTGTTGTTTACGTTGTTGACAATTGTGCTCTTACACAAGCAAGTATTGATTTCGGCTTAGACGCTATTTCTACTGTTGCTTGGACAGGTCAAGGCACTCGCTTACGTCAAGTAGGTGACACAGCTTTTGGAACCTCCTCAACAGTAACAATCACTGACAACAGTGGTAACAGCACAGGTCTTGGTGGTAACGCTGCAGGTAAAAACATTGCTGCTAACTACATCACCAACAAATTATCCACAGTTACACTAATTTCCGGTATCAACGGATTGGTTGGTGGTACTGCAGGTACAGAATACAATGTGGCCCTAACTGGCGGTAACATTACATTCAACAACAACATTAGTTACCTAACACCTGCTAACTTGGGCGTTGTTAACTTACCAATCACTTACTTTACTGCAACACGTGCTGTAAGTGGTACCTTAAACGCTTACCTACGTACAGGTTCTGGCGTAAGCGGTACTGGTGCACTGTTAAACGACTTGTTAGCCTCAGCTGCAACAGCTATTGATCCTAAGTTTGCTCTAAACGTAGCAATCGGTGGTAAAAACAAT